GATTAAGAAAACCCTTGGTCCGTTGTTAAGTCCTGCTGGGGGCGGTGAAGATGGTCCTCAAGGGTCTGGAGTTGAAAGATGGCGTAGCTCTGTCGTCAGAGCATTGGAAGCTAACGGCATCGAAGCTAACAGTTTCCGTGTGTCTAAGATTTTGGCGACAATCCAACGTGAATCGGGTGGTAATCCGAATGTACAAAATAACTGGGATAGTAATGCTAGAGCTGGTACACCGTCTATTGGTTTGATGCAAACCATCCAACCGACCTTTGACGCTTACAAACACGCAGGACACAACAATATCCGAAACGGTTATGACAACTTGCTTGCTGCAATCAACTACATCAAACACCGCTACGGTACATCGGATGCAGCCTTTAACCGTGTGGCAGCCTATGGATATGCTAACGGCGGTCTAGTCCACAAGAATGGTGTTTATGAATTGGCTGAAGGCGACATGCCAGAGTATGTTATCCCTACGGATATCGCCAAGCGTGGTAGAGCATGGCAATTACTTACTGAAGCAGTGGCACGATTTGCGGGCGATTCCCCACAAGGCAACCACGATAGTAATTCAGATCGTGAGCGTGTTTCTGTATTGGAAAGTAAACTAGATATCATGATTGACTTACTTGGTCAATTAGTAACTAATGGCTCTAACCCTATCGAAGTTAGAAATATCATCGATGGTAGAAGCGTGTCAAATGGCCTAGCGCCATTTATGACCAAGGCAACAAACGATTATGAGCGCAGACAAGCGCTGTTAGGAGGTAGCATTATTTGATAGGAATGTCAGTAATTTTTGACGGTAAAAACTTAACCGAATTATTTAATGAGGGGCAAGGGCGTACCGTTCCAGTGGATGTCACAAAAAACGTGGCATCTAACTTTAATAACAACTATCAAGACCAAGGACGTAGACGCTACGGCCAGCAATTCCTATATAGCACCTTGTCAGTTAAGCAGATTCAAGTATCGTTTACCCTGGTCGGAAACTACGACTACTTTAACACCATTGCTGAAACGCTGGGCGGTTATCTTAATGTTGATAAGCCGAAAACCTTGATTTTTGGTGATGAGCCTAACAAAGTTTGGGAAGCTATCCCGTCTGGACAAGCGTCGCTTACAGTGGACAAGAACACTGCACCGATTACCGCAACAGTAACGGTTACATTCGATATTCCTAAAAGTTACGGTGAAAACAAAGCACAAGCCCTTGTAAGTAGCGATGGCGAAACCAAGTATGGCAGCATTAAGAAAGTATCTACTGGACATTACAAGGCGACCTTGAAGAATTTTGGCACGGCCGAGACTTACCCAAACATTAAGCTGAAATTCAACTCAGATAATGGTTGGGTTGGGGTTGTAAAATCGTCTAGCGAAAGTTACGAGATTGGGAATCCTAATGAAGCTGACATACGAGATATTAAGCAGTCTGAAATTTTGTTTGACTATGTTTCTTATAACTGGATCACTAATGGTTTTGCGGTTGGTGTAAAAAATCAAGGGCGTTTTAACGTTAATTCTGATACAGATTTAAACGGGACGCTTGTTATCGATAATACGTGGGGTAGACCACACATAGCACTAGCAAATCGAGGGAGCGGTTCTGGTTTCTTACGCGGGAGTTCGATTACATGGGATATTCCGGCGGACAGCAATCAAGAAAAAGGGGCACTCTACGAATATATGTGGTGGAGACAGATTTTTTGGTTGGGTGCGTCTAATGAGTATGGCTTTCTCAAAATACACGTTACTGATGCAAACGGCACTTTTTTGTACGGCGTTGACACCATTAAGGCGGATAACGGTCTAGGTTGTGAGTATCGTTTCCTTGCCAGCGATGGTAAAGGCGGTTATCGCATACTCGACAGAAAGCAATTCTGGGGCACGCATATTATGACCCAAAACCCATTTAACGAACCGCAAGGGTGGTCGGATATGCAACGTTTCGATGACGAAGTACAGTTTTACTTCCAAGGTAGCTATCCTAGATTTAAAATTCCCGAAATCAAAGGGAAGAAATCGGCAAAAATTAATGTCGGTTTCTTCGGAATTAGAGATCTCCCGCTCGTTACACATATGTATTTGGATAGCTTTGTTTACGCTAAGCACCATGTGAACAAAGAGGAGGATATCCCTAATCGCTTCCGTAAGGGTTCTATTCTTGAAATTGACATGGCTAAAGGTAAAACCTTAGTTGACAACTTGCCAGCGTCTAATGAGTTAACCTATCTATCTGAGCCATTCAGCATCGGCACGGGTGAAACTGAAATCGACATCTACACGTCTAGTTGGACTAGGACTGACCCAACGATTGAAATTACTTGGAAGGAGCGTTTTGTTTAATGCAAATTTGGATTCATGATAAAAACATGCGTAAGGTTTGTGCCCTAAACAATAACGTTCCGGGCATGTTGCCCTACTCTAACAGTCAATGGCACACATATCTTGAGTATTCAACCAGTACATTCGATTTTACAATCCCCAAAATCGTCAATGGGAAACTGCATGATGATGTTGGGTATATCAACGATCAAATGTACGTGTCATTTTACTACGATAATTCCTACCACGTTTTTTATGTATCGCAGATTGTTGAAAACGACATATCGTTTCAAGTTACTTGTAACAACACTAACTTGGAATTGGCTATGGAAGGCGCACGCCCTCTTGCTAGCAGTAATGGGGCTAAAAGCATAGAATGGTATCTTCAAAATCTTGACTTATTAGGTTTTGCTGGACTTGAGATTGGCATTAATGAAGTTTCAGATAAAACAAGAACAATTACATTTGATTCCCAACAAGGCACCAAACTTGAGCAATTGCATAGCTTGATGAATCAGTTTGACGCTGAGTTTATTTTCAGAACAGAGTTAAACAGAGATGGCACGCTAAAACGCTTTGTTATTGACATCTACCAACAACCAGACGAAAATCACCATGGTATTGGTAAGGTCCGAGGGGACGTTATTCTCTACTACCAAAACGGATTGAAAGGTGTTCAAGTTGCTAGCGATAAAACTCAACTGTTTAATCTAGGGTATTTTACTGGTGAAGGTGTCGATCTCAGTTCTGTTGTCATTGAAGAAAAAAACGCTAACGGGGAAATAGAATTTTATTCAAAAAAAGATAGTCCTATGCTATACGCACCAATTTCGGCGAGGATGTACCCTTCAGCTCTTGGTGATACGGGGTTGGATAATTGGACACGAAAGGATTTTCAAACAGAGTACAAGGATGTCAACGCCCTCAAGGCTTACGCATTGCGTACTATCAAGCAGTATGCTTACCCACTATTAACCTATACCGTTGATGTCCAGTCTAGTTTTGTTGAAAATTACAAGGACATTAACCTAGGGGACACTATTAAAATTATCAACAATAGTTTTAGGGACGGTCTAGCCCTCGAGGCTCGCGTTTCTGAAATGGTAATCAGTTTCGACATGCCGTTGAATAATTCAGTGGTATTTACCAATTTCAGAAAAATAGCTAACAACCCGTCTAGCAGTTTGCAACAGCGTATTGATGAAATCGCAGCAAGAGCCTTGCCGTATCGTGTCGAGATCACGACAACAAGCGGAACAGTGTTCAAGAACGGCGTTGGTCGTTCTACTGTTCGACCAGTCTTGAAACAAGGCGATAAAACCGTTAATGCTACATGGCGTTTCGTGACTAATGGTGAAATCAAATATGTGGGCATGACCTATGACATGGTAGCGTCAGAGATTACCCAACCAACAGCCTTGACGGTTTCGGCATGGGTCGATAGTAAAGAAGTAGCTTCAGAAGAAGTTACTTTTTTAAATGTCTCGGACGGTAAGAACGGGGCTAAAGGTGATAAAGGTGAACGTGGGCCACAAGGTCTTCAAGGCCCACAAGGTACTCAAGGTATCCCCGGCGTGAAAGGTGCTGATGGTAAAACCCAGTACACCCACATCGCATACGCTGACACGGTGTCTGGTAGTGGTTTCAGTCAAACCGATACTACCAAGGCTTTTATTGGTATGTATCAAGATTTCAATGCTACGGATAGCCGTAACCCACAAGATTACCGATGGAGCAAGTGGAAGGGTACTGATGGACGGGACGGTATTCCTGGTAAGGCTGGAGCAGACGGACGAACACCTTACGTCCACTTTGCCTACGCTGATAGTGCCGATGGTCGAACCGGTTTCAGTTTGACGCAAGACGGCACTAAGCGCTATTTGGGTGTGTGTACTAATTTCGATAGAACAGATAGCACCAACCCAGCCGATTATTCGTGGAATGACATGACGGGTAGTGTGTCGGTCGGTGGTCGGAATCTCTTAAAAGGTTCGAAGGGTCCTTTCAAACCAGATAAAAAACCAACGAATTTTGACAACAATGTTTTGTACAAAACAGAAACTTTTGTTTACTTAGAGCAAAACCAAAAGTATCTCATCAGTGCGAAATCGGACGGTAATTTTACTGCTCTACACAATGCAAATGTCGAGAGCGACAATGTGACGCTTTGGTTGATTGATGATAAATACC